GGAGCGACAGAAGGACAAAAAAGTGACCACGATCCACCCTCCTTGACGCGCTTCATGAACAAGTCGGGTATCCAGAGCGCTGTAAATAGATCGCGGGTTCGCGCCTCTTCATCCCCTTGGTTCAAACGGAGTTCGAGAAACTCGAGAATATCGGCGTGCCAGGGCTCGAGATAGACTGCGATCGATCCCTTGCGACGACCCGCTTGATTGACATACCGCGCAGTCGCATTGAAGACTCGTAACATGGGGACAATTCCATCTGAAATACCATTTGTACCTTTGATGACGGATCCATTCGCTCGGACATTGTGAACATGGAGACCTATGCCACCCGCCCACTTGCTAATGTTGGCACACTGTTTGAGCGTGTCGTAAATGCCATCAATGCTGTCATCTTTGGTTGCAAGAAGAAAACAGCTCGACATTTGGGGGCGTTTGGTCCCGGCATTGAACAGGGTTGGAGTTGCGTGAATAAATTTACCAGTCGATAGATAATCATACGTCTCAAGGACTCGTGGAATGTCATCCAAGTGAATACCGACCGCGACGCGCATAAACATAAACTGAGGAGTTTCACCGGACATGAGATAACTCTTCTCAAGTGTTTTGAGTCCAAAGTACCCAAAGTCAAAGTCTCGACACGAGTCAACAACAAGTTGGGTCTTGTTTGTATTCACAACTTCCCAGACTTTTGCATCGATGATATCCACCTCATAGAGGTGTTTCATACATGCGTGAAAATTTTTAGCCGATTTTTTCTGAATGTTACTCGCCACAATACGAGCAGCTAGGATTTCGTAATCTGGATTCTCCGTCATCATTCCAATTGCAATTTCAGCTGACAAGGAGTCAATTTCTTGAGTTGAAATTCCGTCATATATGGATGATGACACTTTCTGAGCAATCTTGGTTGCATCGACACCTTTCGAAAGTCCCTTGGTAAGAGTTGTAATACGAGTGGTAATCTGATCAAACTTGATCGCCACGAGTTGACCCGAACGTTTGAGAACCTTCATTTTATTAATATGTAGGTTATTTTTTAACTGTTCTAAAACTCTTCATCAAAATCGATGGGTCCGCTATTATCCGCAAATTTGGAGTAGTCACCGACCCTCTTTTCAAAAAAGTTGGTCTTTCCATCAAGGGCGAGATTTTCCATGAAATCAAAAGGATTTTTTGTGTTCCAGACGGGTGGAACTCCGAGTTGTTTGAGTATTCTGTCCGCCACAAACTCAATGTACTGCGACATTTTTTCAGAATCCATACCTATGAGCTTGCACGGAAGTGCCTCGAGAATAAACTCCTTTTCAATATCAACGGCTGACTGTATAATTTCAGTAATTGTGGAACTTTGGGGCTTCCATTTTAGCAAGTGAAACAGTTCGATTGCAAACTCGAGATGAAGTCCCTCATCACGGCTAATGAGTTCATTACTGAATGAGAGACCGGGGAGGAGACTCCTCTTCTTCAACCAAAAGATGGCGCAAAAAGATCCCGAGAAGAATATTCCTTCCACACACGCAAAAGCTATAAGACGCTCGGCAAAGAGCCGATCGGGGTTGAACCATTCAATAGCCCATTGCGCCTTTTTCTTGATACAGGGCACAGTCTCAATTGCTCGAAACATAGACTCCTTTTCGGTATTATTACGAATGTACTTTTCTAGAAGTAGGCTGTATGTTTCACCGTGAACCATTTCATTGTGTTGTTGGTACGCGTAAAACGACCGCGCCTCTGAAATTTGAACTTCGGGTGCAAAGTTTAAACTTAAATTTTCAAACACAATTCCATCAGAGGCGGCAAAAAATGCGAGAATAGTTTTTATAAAGTGGCGTTCATTGTCGGAGAGGGACTCCCAGTCATCCATGTCCTTGCTAAAATCAATTTCCTCAGCTGTCCAATTTGACATTTGAGCCTTTTTATAGAGTTCCCAGAGACTTGGGTACTCGATTGGAAAAACTGTGAAACGATTCGGGTTGGGTCGTAAGATTGGATCGTTGAATAAATGTTGGAGATCGTAGAATCCACCGATGTGTTGACCGTTTCGTATAATTTGGGGATAAATTCCCTGACCAAAGAGTTCAGACGGCTGAGCCATTCTCTTGTCAACGTCAAAGCCTCTTTCGTAAAGGAATTCGTAAGCTTCGTCGCATCCAGTGCACCCCTTTTTAGCGAGTACCACATACTTCATATATTACTTGACACTATTATTTTTATACCTCTTCTTCAATTTCTGTGTCCTCTTCATATGATACTATTTTACAAACCTCTTTGACTGGAGTCTTTTTACGGGTGACCCGCGTCTTTTTTGGTTTTGGTAAAAGTTCCTCGTACCCATGCTCGCGGTGCCACAGTACCCTTTTCCAGAACGCATCCATGATTGGGAGTTGTTCTGCAAACCACTGTCGATCGCGCTTCACATGGGTCACCATAAACTCTGGAGGATTTGGCCAAGTGAGTTCTTCAGGCTTGTATTGAATGAAATCACACTCTTCGAGATTGAGAATCTCCATGAGGAGCTGGAGCTGTGGGAGGTAATGTTCTGGAACTTCATCAGTAATTTTACGTCTCAAGGGACACTTGATTTCTAAAAGTTTTCCAGACTCGGTGATTCCGTCGGGACTTCCACCGAGCCAATTGTAGAGAGGGTGAGGATGCAGACCAATTTCGTGAGCAACTTCGCCGTATTTTTCGCAATACAAGTCTCGGGCGACGTTTTCGTACTTGTTCCCGTGCTCCGTCGCCTCGTTTCCTGAAAACTTGTTGAGTCCGCACTTTTTGAGAATAAGTTCATCCGGTTTCTCATATTTATTGACTCCAATGGCTGTCGCCGCATCGCTCGCTGTGAGCATCTTCCCGCGTAGCGCGAGCCATTCCTCAGATCTTTGCGCTGCATAATCTTTTTCAATAAGAGCTTGAACCACTGGGTGCATACTTGATAGTACTGTAGGTTTGTTCTCTAATACATATAAACAAGAGACCCGCACTAAAAGTAAGTAAAAATGGTGTACGACAGTGACAGTGACTGTGATAGTGCTTACGAGTTTGATGCGGATGCTTTACCAATGTTTCCAACTGATGAAACTATAAATCCACTTACAAATACTTCCCTAAATTGTTCTCATGAAGTTGTTATACTTGAAGGTGATCTTTTTGTACTAACAACTGCAGGGAGTCCCTTTCATGAGGTTGGTGAAAGTTTCAAGATTCGTCACGATCAAACTCACGAAAATTTGGGAACTGCCATTGTCATTGGGACGCATGATGTAAAGAATAAAATTATCAAGGGTAATGTTCCAAACAAAGACATTGATCAAATGGTTTTCAAATAAATTCGTTTGTAGAGTATCTTGTAGACTGATGTACCTTTTTCAATTTCACACATTCTTTGTAAAATTATTTGTTTTATTTCACCTCGTTCATATTTATACTTCTTTATCAGAAGATGTAAATCATTGCAGACGGAATAAAACAAAGGGTTTATCATATATTACACAAATAAAGGTTCTACACGGGATCGAACCGCGATTGCAAGATTCAGAGTCTTGCGTCCTAACCATTAGACGATAGAACCAGGAGCGCTCTCAGTAGGGTTCGAACCTACGACTTTCAGGTATCTTGCACCGAGTGCTTTGTAACAGCCTGACACTCTGACCAACTGAGTTATGAGAGCCTACTTTTTACTGGTATATATTTTTATATATTTTAACGCACTTACATATCAAGGAGTGTCTCAAGTGCATTTGTATCAATGTAATTCGGTTTGTCACTTGGTAATAAATCAGCTGCTCCAAATTCAAGTGTAATTTTATGAGGTTCCATCTTGTAATCAAAATTATTCACGCCTATCAATCCAATGTTAAATAGAAAGCACTTTGCCTGTAATTCATCTATGTCCATTTCTTGTATATACATTTCATTTGTTAAAATTACATCAATAGGTGTTCTCTTCGCGGGTGCTACAGGTTTCAGACCCACATGGTTCAAAGAATTTTCATCGAGAATCGGAAACTTGTTGTACTTGTGTTTGAATTCTGCTAAAAACCTGGTACACTTTTTTGCAGAGTCAACTTGTAAAAAAGAATACACGTGTTGGCGATCATTAATATTTGCTGAATAGTATCGACGATCGTGAACTATGATATGAACTCGTTTTGGAACTATGATAGTCTTCATTACTTGAAAGCTTATAATTCTTTTAACTGAATAAGAGCCTCATAGGCTGCCAGTTGTTCAGCTTGTTTCTTCGTCTTTGCACTCCCCTGCCCCAAGTTTGCACCGTTGATAGTCACTGAAATAGTAAATACTCCATTCAAGTGTGTAACAATTGGATAATCTGGAAGTCCCAACTTGTTTGCTTGACAGTACCTCATGAGCCGATCCTTGTAATTATCGTCAATCATGATACAATCCATATTTACAAGGTTCGGGTCGGAAAAGATACCAAGTACAAACTTTTTCGTGTGTAAAAGACCCAGATCTAAATATATTGCACCAATAAGTGCCTCGAATGCATCTTCAAGCACCTTTTCATTTTGATTCCATCCGTTTCGTATCCCCTTTTCATCCATAAGTATCCATTTATCGAGACCAAGTTGTTTCGCAATGCTTGCCAACATATTACCACGCACCAGTTTTGTACGAGCCTTTGTCAAAAACCCCTCTTGACGCTCTTCATACTTATCAAATAGAAACTTTGTAACCAGAAACCCTAAAACTGAATCTCCCATAAACTCAAGTGTCTCAAAAGACTCGGTGAGTAGGTACCGCTTGAGTGCTGATTTGTGTGTAAAAGCCTTTTGGTAGATAGCAAGATTATTCACCTTGGTACCAACCAATTTTTCTAATTCTATGCGATCAAGTGGAGGTGGCTCAATGAGCACGACAACCTCATCTTCTGGATCGCTCATTTTATATTATATACAACTTATTTTTTAAGCCTCCATTTTTGAGTGCAAAGCACTCGGATACTTACGCCTTGGCAACCGCCTTCTTGACAACTGGGCGCTTCACAACCTTGGGCGTGGCGGGAACATCATCGCTGCTAGAAGCTGTTGCAGGAACCTCAACTGGTACTGGCTTCTCCTTGGGTGCTTTGGGCTCTTTTGGAGCCTTGGGCTCCTTGGGCACCTTGACGTAATGAGGGCTGAGGTATCGCTGAACGTTAAGAAAAGTAATCTCGAGACCCTCTGGAGGCTCGAGGAGCGTCTTGAGCTTGTCGTCGAGGATGATGACACGACCATTGTCAGGGTGCTTGAGTCCATTTGTAGTGACATATGCGTTGATGCGACGAGT